CGGGGAAGAACTTGGATGGTCACAAGACGAACTTGCTGCCGCCCGGAAACTCTGCGGCCCAATGCAACTCGAGACAGGTCAATCGACGAAGAACGGAATCCACATGGGACTCGGCACTTCGTGGACTATCCTATCTGTTATCAACGCTTGGGCAGCTTCCTCATCTCCGGAACACTCCTATGCCATCTGTGGAGACGACCTCGTCGCACTCTGGTCCGAAGACCAGGTGCTCAGGTACGAATCCAGACTCCGCTTGTTGGGGCTTGTCCCCAACCTCACGAAGTCCTTCTACGGACGGTTCGGGGTGTATTGCGAACAGCTCGTCCATCTTGTCAGGGATGGAGACGAAACACAGGCGAAGAGCAAAGAACTTCTTCGGCTCGCAGAATGCTCCGGCGCACGTCAAAACGCCGGCCTCTCGGACAACCCTATCTCCCTACGAGAAAACCTCGCGGAGAAGATACGGAAGCCCGGGAGGATCCTGCGACCGATCCGAGACCTCGCTCTCCGTACACTACGCAGAACCGACTTACGAAACCTTCCACCCGGACCCGTGGGACTGGGCTATGGGGGCGGTATCCGAAAGAGGGAAAAGGGGGTCCAACGCGAACGCTGGAATCTCCTTTTCGCCTTCGCCTTGCTCGGACCTGTACGACGCGAAAGAGGGGAAAAGACCCCCCTCGTTCAACGTGTCAGGTACCTCGCAAAGCAGAAGGCTACTTCAATCCCGAAAGTACCTCTATCGGACGTCACCCTCAAAGCAACAATCCACCTGGCCGAGACCGGGAAGGCCCCGAAGTCAACCACCATCTCTCAGAAACAACTCCGTTCCGAGAGGCGGCGTCGACTTCGGGTCGGAGAGAAGTACAGGGCATTCCTGTACAGCCAGTGGCAGGACCAAGATGGGTCCGGGCAAGTCACGGGACCTTCACCCCGACTCTGGTTTCCCTTGCCCAAACCCAAAAAGGTCCGGCCACCGGCTGGGCCAGGCATCCACTGCCTTCTCTCAGAAGCAATTCGTCGGTCCCGCTTCGTGTCGAGCCGAGGAAAACGGCTCGCAATGTTCTGTCTCCCTACGAAACGGGGGAAAGATTGGCAACCCACCAGCCGAAGCATCGACAAGCTCAGCGCAGTGCTTCTTCGGCACCAACCAAAAGAATTTCTCCTTCCGGAAGACGCCTCGGCACTCCTTGCCGAGTGCGGTATCACCCACCCTCAGCTTCAGAACGGTCAAGACACCGAC